AGTCTCCGACGCCATTGCCAAGGCATACGGAGGGAATATGAAGGGACTGCAAGCCCTCTCTCCAGAGATTAAAGCGATGATTAAAGACGGTGCATCTTTGGAAGATGTAATGAATGTCTTAGGCGGATCGTTTGGTGGAGCATCTGCCGCCGCAGCCGCCACTGCATCAGGTGGAATGAAGCGTCTAGGAATAGCACTTGCAGAAACAAAAGAATCAATCGGTGCAGCACTGCTTCCAGCAGTTGAAGCTCTTCTTCCCGTTTTAATTAAGTTTGGTTCATGGGCACAAAACAACACTAAAACGCTTCTAATCATCGCAGGCGCAATCGCTGGAGTCTCGGCAGCAGTCTTGCTATTTAACACCGCAGTCGGAATCGCCACTCTTGTCAATACTCTTTTCGCATTGAGTCTCACCGCCGCCCAGATCGCAATGGTCGGATTTATTACTCTCGGAATCGCAGTCCTCATCGCCGCACTTGTCGCGCTTTATTTCAAGTTTGACATCGTGCGAAAGATCGTGGACACAGTATTCGACGCCATGCTTGAAGGCGGAAAAGCAGTCTTCAACGGACTCACGACCTACTTCACAGGCGTCTACAACATTTTCAAGACACTTTTTAACGGCATCGCAAAGCTCTGGAATAACACCGTAGGCAAACTGGAGTTTAATATCCCTAAATGGGTTCCAATAATTGGTGGCAACGGCTTTTCCGTTCCAGATATTCCTTATCTAGCGGACGGTGGAATCGTGACAGGGCCAACGCTTGCAATGATCGGTGAGCGTGGCCCTGAAGCGGTCATCCCACTATCTGGACGCAATTCTGGAATGGGCGGAAACTACACGATCAATATCACTGGCGGTCTTGGCTCAAGCGCGGAGATCGGCACAGCTGTCGTGAACGCCATTCGAGCATTCAATAGGCAGAACGGCCCAGCGAACATTGCGGTCGCCTAATGGCAGGCGTAGCGGTAGTCGGATCAGGTAACTACGAACTAGAGATCGACACAGGCTACTTGTGGGACGCCTTCACACTGGACGACGATCTCAAAGGCGAACTCAACAATACGGAATATGTGCTGGATGGCGTCAGCCAATATGCGTCAGTCATGGACGGCACGATCGGACTTACAGCAAAACGCGGACGCCAAAACACAGGCGACCAATTCGCTTATGGGACGATGAGCTTCACATTGAACGACACTTACGCGGACGGAGTGTTTAACCCTTTTGACACGACTTCGCCATATTACGATCCAGCGAACGATCAGCCGGGACTTGCACCGCTTCGCCAAGTCCGCTTCTCGCGTTATGACTCGCTTAATGTAAAAAAGTATTTGTGGGTGGGCTACATCGTAAATTACGACTACACCTTTACGCTTGGCGGACTTGACACAGTGACCGTGAATTGCGCGGACTTCTCCTATCAGCTCGGACAGACTTTTCTTGCCGAATGGAATGTCACCGAAGAGCTTTCCAGCACTCGATTCGGGAACCTACTGGATCTACCAGAAGTCGCTTACATAGGCTCACGGAGCATTGAGACAGGCGTGGCGACCCTTGGCGGTGCAGCTGCTTGGACGGTCGCCAACGGTACTTCAGTCGCCGCTTATGCCAACAAAATTAACGAAGCGGAACAGGGTCGGATCTTTGTAGATCGAGAAGGCACAATCACCTTCCAGAAGCGTCTAGGAACGACGCTAGGCGTCCCTGTCGCAGAGTTCCACGATGACAACACCAATATCGGCTACTCCGCTATTGACATCTCCTTCCAAGCGGACACAGTGGTCAATCGGGCATCCATTCAGCACGCTGGAGCCGCATCCCCACAGGTCGCAGAAGACCTAGTCAGCCAAGCCGCCTACCTTGTGCAGACACAATCCATCACAGACTCGCTTCTTCACAATGACGCCGCAGCTCTCACACTTGCCGAATACCTCATCAGCCCAGATCCCGAAGCGCGCTTTAACTTTCTAGGCACAGAGTTCCCCGGACTAATTGCCGCCGACCAAGACACACTTGCGCTTCTTGATGTAGGCGACCTAATTAATATCCAAAAGTCAATTACAACTTCGGCAGGCCCAAGCCAATTTGCTCAAGATCTCACCATTGAAGGACTTGAGCATCGGCTCACTTTGTCGGCTGGTCACGCAGTCACCTACTTCACAGCACCAACCACGATCGTCTATGAGCTCATCTTGGATGACATTGTGTATGGCACACTTGACGAAGAAAATGTCTTAGGATAGGGAGCACTATGGGAGCGAACGCACAAACATCAGTTCCGTTGTATGTAGCAGCGGAAGTCTTGACCGCAGCCGATATGAATATCAGTGCCGGCACAGGCGTCCCAGTGTTCGCTACGACCGTTACGCGCGACGCCGCTTTTGGTGGTGCAGGCGAAAAGGTACTTGCCGAAGGTCAGCTTGCTTACATCGAGGCGAGCGATGTCGTGCAGTATTACACCGGCAGCGCGTGGGCTACCGTTGGGCCAAATACTGGTGTAGGTTTAGTTTGTATAAAAGCCGAAACAGCATTTGCATCTAATACTGCGGCGGTAGACAACATTTTTTCGTCTACTTACAGTTCTTATCGATTGTTAATAAATTATCAAACAAGTGCTTCGTCTGTTTTGATGAGATTAAGAGTTGGTGGAGTTGCTGCTACAACCGTTTATAGATATCAAACAACAACAAATTATTCAACTACTTTTGTTGGTGCAAGAACTACATCAACAAGTAGTTGGAGCATCGGTGGCCCTTCTACTGGTGCATTCACCAATTTTGTGATAGTAGATTTATACGGCGTTGCAATTGCTGGCACAACTAAATATCAAAGTTTGTCGCTCGGTGAATCTAACGGCGATTTTGAGGCTGCAAATGTTTTGTTCGGTGGCTCGCATAGTACCGCTACCGCCTATGACGGATTTGATATAAATGTTTCAAGCGGAACCTTGACAGGCAGTTATACAATTTACGGTTACGGAAAAACAGTATGACCATGCGTATAAACGACAACGGCATTGACCGCGACATGACCGAAGATGAAGAAAAAACGCATCAAATATGGCTTAATCAAACAATCAAAGAACAAGAAACACGAACAAAAGAAAAAGCCGATAAAGCCATTGCCAAAGCCGCATTATTAGACAAACTTGGCATTACAGCCGATGAAGCCGCGCTACTACTTGGCTAGCGTCATGCTCGCACTTGTCCTGACCGCTTGCGAAACAACACGCACCAACGCACCATTAAAAGTACGCAACACCGCGCTCACACGCTGCTCAACTATTCAACAATGCGAAAGGGCTTCTAATGGCTAGAGAAAAAGCAGAAATAGAAATCTTGCATGCGCGCATGATCGTCTTCGTTGGCTGCACTATTGCAGTCACTTTCGCACTGACCGTCATTGGCTTTGTTTACGGTCTACTCTTCGTCACACAGCCACTTGAGCAATCGCCTAATGACGCCCAATTTATAGATCTCTTGTCCACGCTTACAGTGTTTATGACTGGCACACTTTCTGGACTTGTCGCCGCCAACGGCCTTAAAAGAAAGCCGGCTGATGCCAGTAGTTCCAGCACTCCCTAACATCCCGAACTCAAGACCGTACACAGGGAACTCGGACGGAGCCGCAGCTGCACCTAGGCAGGGCATGGACGAATGGATCCGACAAGCGATCCGCTACGGCGACGGAGCCTTCTGGAATAACGGGAGCTACGGCGTGAGAAATATGAGGGGCTCCGAGTCGTTAAGTGTGCATGCCACAGGGCGCGCAGTAGATCTTTCATATCGCAAAAGCGAACAACATCCGAACGCCAGTCGCAAAGGATCAGTTGCCTTCTTAGACATCGTGACCGCTAACGCAAACGCGCTAGGACTGGAATGCGTACTTGATTACATTGCCCCATTCGGACGCGGCTGGAGATGCGACCGACAAAAGTGGCAAAAATACACTAAAGAAACTATTCACGGCGTACCGGGCGACTGGCTTCACTATGAGATCTCGCCTGCTATGGCAGATTCTCCAGCCCTTGTAAAGCAAGCCTTTCAGAGAGTGTTCGCCGAAATCCCCCAATAGCGCACACAGATCATCTATGGTCGAAGTACCGACGATAGGAGTGAAAACATGACCGAACCAAAAGTCTTCATCTATGAGATAGGTCGGTGCAATTTAGACAACGGACAAGAAATCCTTGTCCAGATCTTCCGCCACGAAGACACACACAAAATCATCCGCGCACAGATCGCTTTCCGAACTTTGGCTGGCGATAGCTGGGGCGTCCCTACAGAACTGGACTTTGAAAAATGAGCTATTTAACAATAAAAATCTTTGCATGGGTAACTTTAGGCCTTTGCCCTTTTGTGCTCCTCTGGGACGCTTCTAAGCCGCCTGAGAGCATGTCCAGAGTCAGTGCCGAGACCGCCTATGCCACAATCCCACTAGGAACACTGCCAGTCGTAGTCACACCCCCCGTCACTACGCCGGCTACAGCTTGCACGCAAGCTCTAAACTTTGCTTTGAGTGTTGGATGGCCTGCGACCGAGACACCGACTTTGATGCGCGTTCTGAAGCGTGAGTCAAATTGCACGCCCAGCGCATTCAATCCTCGAGACACCTCGGGCGGATCTTATGGGTATATGCAGATCAATGGATTCTGGTGCACCCCTTCGGCATACTGGCCTCAAGGCTGGCTACAAGCAAAAGGGATCTTAAAAGTGTGCGACGAATTATTTGACCCAAAGATAAACCTCATCGCAGCTCTTGCAGTGTGGCATAATTCTAATTGGACACCTTGGAATCTTCCGAAGTGACCGAAGAGCCTTATCCCGAAACTGGTATCACAGAGGAGACCCGACAGATGTATCCCGAAAACTATTCCGACAAATACAACAAAGTATTTAAAGAGTTTGTAGACGACATTATGAAACCGCCGCGTCCGATAGATCGTCTTGATAATCACGAAATACTTTTAGACGAACTAACAATTATTTACGATGCACACATGACGATCGGCGGAGAGCAAAACCGATTTAATGCGAGTGTCATTCGTGCGGCGATAAATGTGATCCGATCATGCTCAAAATAACTTGTAAGAAATGCGGACTAGAAATGCACGGAACACCGCACGCCACTAACCCGACCAAGATCCTTTGGAGTCACCCAGACTTGAAAGCATGCGCGAAAGTGAAGCCGATCCGATGAGCGACCTACAACTCTTCGCACCGACACGCGGACTTGGCGCATACCGAGAAGAATGTGCACTAGACCGAAACACCGTCATCATCTCACCCAGCGCAAAACCCACATCCGCTCTTGCAGCTCTTCGCGCGTTGCCTAAGTCCGGATCAAAGCGCAGGCGCGTCTACGAATACTTGAAGCAGACAGGCGGCGCGACCGATGAAGAAATTGAGCGCGCACTTGGTATCTCTGGCAACACTGTCAGACCGACTCGAGGATCCTTGGTCAAAGACAAGTTTGTCTACGCGACAGAGCTTGAGCGTCCCACGATCTCGGGCAACATGGCGATCGTCTGGAAGGCGCGCTGATGGCACACTTTGACCTATCGCTCTATGAGACCGTTGCACAGCGTCTAGAACGCTTTTGGACTGCCTACCCTCACGGACAGATTGTGACTGAGATGGTGCATTACGACGGATCTACGGTTCTCTTTAAGTGCACCTCATACGACAACGATGGACGACTCATTTCAACGGGCTACGCCGAAGAAGTCATGGGAAATAGTCCTGTCAATAAAACTTCGTTCTGCGAAAACGCAGAAACTTCGGGAATTGGTCGTTGTATTAGTAACGGGCCTTTGGGACATACAGGAGAACGCGCATCAGTGACCGAGATGGCAAAGGTGAACCGCGTGAACAGTACGCCTGCACCGGACGCCTTCGGCGGAGCAACACCAAAGCAGATCGGCTTCCTAAAGTCACTAGCGCGCGGTAAAGCATGGGACGACTTTCAGCTGCTCGAGTTCATCCACAAGACACTCGGCGTAGATGATGTAGTAGTAGAAACATTGTCATCGGGACAGTGTCGGGTACTGATTGACAGGATGAAACTATGAACAACCCCAGCGAACATTACGACCGCTTACACGATCACATGATGGCAATAGCGCGCGAGCGCGACTGGCTGAAAACAGAAGTAGATCGCCTTACCGATGAGCTTTACTTAGCGCACGAAGCCTTAAAACGCGAGTTTGTACACAAAGGAATAATGAAAGCGGTAACAGAATGAGTCGCCTAGTTTGGCTTGCATTGGCATTGACCGCATTGTGCACGATCTTGATGGCGATGAGTGATAGAAAGTAAACTTTCTTAAAACTGGCAAGAATCACGGTCGTCCATCGTTCGCATGATGCGGGACTTTCATCTCTGGGAACAGAGTTAGATCGGCGCGTCCAAAACCTGCAACACGAAAGGCGATGGGCAAAGCGCCGAGGCGACTCGTAAACATAATCGAGTGATATGCAAGGTAATCGGATTGAGGCAGCCCGATGGGTAGAGCATCATCACTCTGTCTTGCGTTACGATTAAAGATGACATACCAGAAACAAACTCAACAGACTCGAGCCCGACATGCAACACACTCACAAGAAACCGAGAGCAAGTTCGCTCCCTTGCGAACGCGGTAGCAGGTCTTAGAACATGGCGCGCGCGATAACCGAATACGACTCCAAGCGATACAAAGCAGCACGACAAGAACTCCTACGCGACCGACCAATGTGTCACTGGTGCAACCGAGCCGAAGCCACAGAGCTAGATCACCTAGTACCCACCGACGAAGGCGGAACAATAGATGAGGGATATGTCCCGGCATGCAAGCCTTGCAATAGCAGGCGCGGAGCAATACAAGTAAACAAAAAAACTGCGAATCGAATACAAAACCGAAATCAGATTCTTTTTGACAGAAAGATAACGCCCCCGAGCCCCATCCATCTGTCTATCCCAGATGACCCTGACCAGCCTGAACCAGCGGTGATCTATCACGACCAGCCGAGACTGGAGACGATCGTGCCGGACTGTGACGGATCGTGGGGTGGCCTTGTGGGGGACATGGCTTTGGAGCATCTTCATCTCCAGCTCATGCCTTGGCAGGTGCATGTCTTGGAGCGGATGCTCGGATTCACCCATGCTCCAGACGGACAGGATGATCTTGTGCACCGATCAAGTCTTGTATCGGTGGCGCGCCAGAATGGCAAGACCGTTTTAATCCAGTGCCTTGTCCTTTTCTTCCTTCTTGAAATGCCAAAGATCCGAGGCACAAAACAAACCATCCTCACGACCGCTCACACTTTGACACTTGGCACTTTGCTCTTTGACGAACTTGCTCCAATTCTTGAGCGGCTTGGTGCAACGATCTACAAGTCTTACGGTCGGAACTCTGCGACGATGCCGGACGGATCGCGCTGGATGGTACGCGCAGCGAACCCTTCAATCGGTCACGGTATGTCTTTAGATCTAATTTGCGCGGACGAAATTTTTGATATCTCCGACATCGCGATGGCAGGCCTGATCCCAACACAGCGCGTCCGCCGCTCTCCACTTCTGGCGATGTTTTCCACAGCCGGCACCGAATCCAGTTCACTCTTCATTCGGCATCGAGAAAACGCGCTTCGACTAATCGACACAAATAATCCTTCAAACTTTTACTTCTGCGAATTTAGCCCTCCGCCCACAGTGGATCCGATGCAGGAATCGTCTTGGTCGTGGGGCAACCCAGCTCTCGGACACACTTTGACGATGGACACTTTGCGCGCCGAATCTAAAGATCCTGACCGCTCCAACTTTCTACGCTCCTCTCTCAATATGTGGATCGCCAGCACCCAGTCATGGATTCAGACTCACCTCTGGCCTGATCTGGAGTACGACGGCCCGATCCCTACTGGCGGCGTGGTCTCGGTGGAAGCGTCTATGGATGAGTCCAGATATTTCGCTACTCGATCAGTCGCGCTCGGCGACGGTCGCACTTGTGTCTCTGTCGCTTTTACTGCCGAAACTACTAAAGAATTGTGGGCGCATGTCGCAGCATTAGCGGCGGATCCTGCAATCAAGTTCATCTTCTCACCGACAATAGACGCACACTGTCCGCCAGTCTTTGAGCGTAGGCGAGTCGTAATGGGCTACAAAGAGATACTGCAATACACCCCCATAGTAAGAAACATGATTACCGAAGGACGCATTGTGCACACTGGCGAAGCGATGCTTGCCGAGCATGTCTGTCGCGCGGTGATGGTACGCACTCAAGGATCTATTGCAGTATCTTCACAAAAGTCCGCAGGCCCGATTGAGTTATGCCGAACGATGATCTGGGGAGCAGCTGCCGCAGCGCGTCCGGGTAATTCTCAAAAGCCTTCGATGATCTTGATCGCAAACTAGAGTCATCTTGGCACTCGTCCGCTTGCTTGCCTGTCGTCGGGATACCGCG